TAGGTTTAAATTATAATAGTAATAATATTATTTATGCTGGATTGAATCATTTATATAGTGAGATAAATTGGTTTTATCCTAAATCAGGATCTAATCAAAATGATAGAGTAGTCACTTATAACTATGAAGAAAACACTTGGGCTACAGGGTCTTTAGATAGATCTAGTTGGACAGATGCTACTTTATTTGATGTGCCTTATGCAACAGATTTTATAGAAACAGTTGTTCCTAGTTTTCCTGTAATTCAAGGAGCTACTAATGTTAATGGTGCTTCTACTTACTATGCTCACGAAACAGGAAATAATCAAGTAGACTATTTAGGTAATGCTACAGGTATTAATGCTTTTATACAAAGTGGTGATTTTGATTTAGATGTGGAAGGTAATGGTCAGTTCTTAATGTCAATGAGAAGATTTGTTCCTGATTTTAAATTATTAACAGGTTATGCTAAGATAACAATTAATTTAAGAAAATTTCCAAGTGATACTGCAGTTAGTTCACCATTGGGCCCTTTTACTATATTTCCAAACACACAAAAAAAAGACACTAGAGCTAGAGCTAGATTTGCTGCATTAAGGATAGAGAATGATGCTGTTGATCAGACATGGAGATATGGTACATTCAGAGCAGATACACAACCAGATGGAATAAGATAATGGCTAAGATAACTGCATACATACCAGAACCTAAAGAAGTATACGAACCAGATAATCAAAGACAAATTTTAGAAGGATTAGAAACTTTAAAACAACAACTTAATTTTTCTTTTCAAGAGGATTTAAAAAATGAACAGGTAACTTTTAATTTATTTATGGCATCATGACAATACAATATAAAAACCAAGGTTTTGCTTTAGTTAATGCTAACTCTACTGTTGTACTTACAGTGCCGACTACTGCAGTAGCTATTGTTAAAAGTATATCTATAGCTAATACTAGTACAGGTAATGTTCTTGCACAATGTTTTTTAAATGATTCATCTGCAAGTACTTCTTATGAATTTTATAGATCAGATATTACAGCTACCAGTACTATTCAGGCTTCTTACCCAGTATTGAATTTGGAAGCAGGGGATAGTATAAGTGTAAAAGAAGAAGCCGGTAATGCTTTAAAGGGTGTTATTAGTTATGCTCTTATAGATAGATCACAAGAAAATGGCTAAACAAAACTTTTCAAATTTTACACCTAGGGATAAACCTAAGAAGAGGCCCCGAAGACACACTAAAAACTTGAATAAAAGTAAAAAAAGATGTTATAAGAAATATAATAAACAAGGAAGGAATTAATATGACAACTAAAATTATAGATGGAAAAGAAGTACAGGTTATACCAGCTAATGCAAAAGAAATAGTAAAACATAAAACTACAGGAAAAGTTTATGCTAATAAAGCTGAATTTGATGCAGACGTAGCGGACTCTAATACATCTACTACTGCAGAAGATTTTTCACAACATGTTGAAATAACTGTTGCATCTATGTCAATATTTGGTAAAACCAAATAATGGAACCCCAAGGCGGAACTGAATTACAATTTGCATTATTAAAAAAACACTGTCCTAAAGAACTACTGGATCAAGTACAGATATGTACTTCTATTCCTGGTAAAGTTCCTCTACACCCAACTAAATTAAATATTCTTTGGCAAAAAAATTCTTGGGATCAACCTAACCTTCAAGAGTTTTTTAATAATAAAGAACGTCATGATGAATATGATTGGTATATATTTAATAGTCATTGGAATTATGAAAAATTTAGAATGATGTTTGAAGTACCACAAAACAAATGCATGGTTATTAAAAATGCAACTGATAATTTTCCTATTAGAAAAAAATATAAAAAAGGTGATCCTATAAAATTATTACACCATTCTACTCCATGGAGAGGTTTAAATGTAATGTTAGCTGCAATGCAGTATGTTAAAAATCCTAATATAACTTTAGATGTTTATAGTAGTACCCAAATTTATGGAGATAGTTTTAAAGAAAGAAATGATGATGTTTATCTTCCTTTATATGAACAAGCTAAAAAATTACCTAACGTTAATTATATTGGATACAAGCCTAATCAATATCTTTTAGATCATCTAACGGATTATCAAATGTGGGTTTATCCAAGTATATGGGAAGAAACTTTTTGTATAGGTGTAGTAGAAACTGCCGCTGCAGGACTACATGGAATTGTTACAAACTATGGTGCGCTTTTTGAAACGTTTGCTGAATGGCCTGTATATGTAAATTTTACAAAAGACTACGCAGCTTTAGCAATTGCTTTTGCTCATGCTATAGATACAGCTGCTGATTATCTTCATGAGGATTATCTTCAAGATCATTTAGATACTCAAGTAGATTATTATAAAAGATTTTATTCATGGGAGAAAAAAGGAAAAGAATGGGAAAACTTTTTAAGAGGAGCCTTGAATGCACGATCCTAGACTTAAACATAAAAAAATAAGTCAAGGAATTGATTTCACTGAAACAGTTACACCTATATGGAAAGATGAGACAAAACAACATTTAATAAAAGACCCTGAATATAATATAATAGTTTGTACACCAGTCCATAGTGAAGTATCTATCCATTACACTCAGTCTTTATTAAAAATGCAACAGTTCTGTTTTGCTAATAATATTAAAGTATCTTTTCATTTAATAAAATCTTCTTTAGTAACTCAAGGAAGAAATTTATGTGTAGCTCATTTTTTAAATAATGTTGATGCAACTCACATGTTATTTATAGATTCAGATATAGATTTTGAACCCTCTACTATTTATGAAATGCTTAAAAGAAATAAAGATGTTATATCTGTACCTTATCCTTTAAAGACAATGTCATGGGATAAAGGTTATGATTATATAAAAAATAATAGAATTAAAAACGCTAAAGATCTTCAAATGTCTATGAATAATTACCCTATGAAATTAAAAGATATAAACAATGTTATAGTAGAAAATGGTGTTATGGAAGTAACCCATTCCCCTACTGGATGTATGCTTATTAAAAAATCTGTTTTAGAAAAAATGGTTGAGAAATATCCAGAGATGTTAATTAAACAATCTACTATTATTAATGGTAAACAAGTAGAAACAAAGAATCTTTATAATTTTTTTGATACTTTATTTGATGAAAAAACTAATACTTATCACGGAGAAGATTTTGCTTTCTGTAGAAGATGGGCTGATATAGGAGGTGAATGTCATGCTTATATTAAAGATTATATCAGTCATATAGGAGAGCATCAGTATACAGGAAGATTTGCTGATGAGTTGAAACGAATAGACTAAAATGGTAGAATTAGCCATAAACTATAGATTAAATTATGGATCCATTTACATTAGCACTAGCCACGTTTGGCGTACAAAAACTTAGAGGGAAATCAACTAAAAGATCATTAAGAGACGCATTCATAGTAGGAGGCGGTTCTCAGTTATATAGTATGTCAGCTTTACCAGGGTCATCAATGATAAGTGGTTTTGGAGGAGGTGCAGGTAAAATACCTTTTTCTATGTCAGGTATAAAAGAAGGCACAACAGCAGGTAGAGGTCTTACTTCTTTAATAGGTAACAAAGCAGTAGCAGCAAAAGAAGCTACAGATACCGCAGCAGCCGTACAAGGTGTAGAAGGTTCAGGATTTATGGGGATGTCACCGTTTGCAAAATTAGCTACTGTTACATCAGCAGCACCTTTGGTTGAATCTTTATTTACAGATGATAAACCACAAGAACCTCCATTCTCAGAACAAGATTACAAAGATGCTTATGCTAGAGAAAGTGGAAAACTAGAAGGAGCTTTTGTTCCAGCAAATGAAACAACTAATTATAACCCTTTTCCTAATGCTAATACATTTTATGCAGCACAAGGTGGTATAGCTGAAATTAAAAAATTTAATGAAGGAGGTGTTCAATACTTACCTTCTAAAATAGTTAAAGATGAAAAAGATTATTCTTTATACGAAAAAGCTAGTGGTTATATAGAAGATGAAACTGGTATGGGAAATAAAGATAAAGATACAATGTTAGCTCAGTTAGCGGATGGAGAGTTTGTGTCTAGAGCAGATGCTATCTTAGGTGCTGGTATTATGTCTGGCGCAAGCCCTAGCGATTTTAAAGATATGAGAGCAAAGGGTGCGAAGTTTTTTTACAATCAACAATCACAACTAAAAAGAATATATGAGTTAACAGATGGCGCAAAGCAAACTAAAAATTAAAAAAGAAGTAGGTGTATTATACATTGAACCTAAACAATTAAATGACTACTGGACGTTAGTAGAGTTTATGTTGAGAGAAGGTTTAAAGTATGATGGTGACCCTATGTCTATTACAGATTTAAAAGAAGGTATTCTTTTAGGACACCTTCAGTTGTTTGTTATGTTTGGTTCAGATGATGGGGAAAAACATAAAGTGTTTGGAACTTTTGTTACACGGATCACGACCCTACCTAATTATAAACAAGTAGAAGTTATTTTATTAAAAGGTGAACAAAGACATTTATGGCAAGACGAAGCTGCGGAAATGATAGAACATTTAGCAATTCAAAATGATGCTAAGAAAATTGCAGTTCATGCTAGACCGGGTTGGCAAAATTTTTTAAAAACTAAAGGTTGGGAAGTTAAAAGATATTTATATACTAAGGAGATTAAATAATGAGTTTTATATTTGGTGGAGGATCTAGTGGTGGTGGTGGTGGTGGAAGTACTACTTCAACTGGAACACAAACAAACATTGCAAGAGAAGCTCCAGAAGTAGAAGCTAGAAAACTTAGTCTTTACGATCAAGCAGCTAAGCTAGCAACAACCCCTGTAAATTTACCAGGTCTTCAAGTTGCACCTTTAACTCCTTTAGAACAAGCAGGTATTACACAAGCAGGAACAACTGGTGTAGGAGCATCTGGAGTTACTAGTGGTATTGGATCTTTGGGTGCTGCTAGTACATCTTTTACAGGAGCACAATCAACTGCAGCAGGTGGACCTAATATAAATCAATTTTTAAATCCTTATCAATCTTATGTGACAAATGAAATTGGTAGACAAGGACAAATAATGTCTAACCAAGTAGCTGCTAATGCAGTTAACTCTGGTGCGTACGGTGGGGGACGTGAAGGTGTTCAACAAGCAGAATTACAAGCTCAGACATTAGGTAAAATGGGTGAATCTTTAGCATCAGGTTTTCAAGGTGCTGCAGGACTAGCCGCTAATCAGTTGGGACTACAAACTCAAACTCAATTATCAGCTGGACAAGGTTTAGGACAATTAGGTGCACAGCAAGCACAACTTGGTCAACAACAAGCAAATATGGCTAGAGGCGATATAAATCAACAGATGCAAGCAGGTGCATTACAAAGAGGTGTGGGCCAAGCAGGACTAGAAGCTACAAGACAAACAGCATTACAAAAAGCTTATGAGCCTTATCAAAGAGTAGAGTTCTTAAAAGGTATCATGACTAATTTACCAACAACTCAAAGTTCGATTACAGCAACCACGGCTCCCGGTGCTAATCCATTATCACAAGCATTAGGAACAGGTCTAGGTGCTTACTCGGCTTATAACATGATGCAACCAAAACAAGCATAATATTATGGATAAAGTATTAACTAGAAAACTATTTGCAAAAAGATATTTTGAAATGAATAAACCTAAACAGTTTAGTCAAGGAGGAATTACAGTTATTAAAAAATTTAATGAAGGTGGTTTAAGTAGAAAAGAAAAAGCTATATACGCTGCAACACTGGCAGGTCCTTTACTTCAAGGCAAAGGGTCAGGTTTAGGATCTACATTATCTTCTATAGGGGAAGGTTTTCAAAAACTTCCAGCTACAGTATTATCTGTAGAAAAAGCCAAAGCAGCTAGTGGCAAAGGTTTTAGAACTATGAGTGATTTTGAATTAAAAGAATATGGTTTATCTAAAGGAACCGTAGCTCAAGTGGGTGCAGATGGAAAAATAAATATTGTAAGTAAACCTTCAGCTGAACAACTTAAATCTAGAGATGGCGCTAAAAGAGTAAGAACAATTTTATCTAAAGTGCAGGGAGATTATATGGATTTAAATAAACCTGTGGGATTTATGGATGCTGGTAGAATAAAAGGTTTTATTGGAAAAGCAGGAGGTTCTGAATATGCAAAAAGATATAGTAGTTTTAAATCTAGAATACAAGCGGCTACTTCATTTGTAACACAAGCTATTTCTGGTGCCGCTGTATCTGAAGAAGAAGCAGCAAGAATCGAAAGATTAATTCCTCAAGTAGGAGATACGGAAGCTACCTTTGAAGGTAAGATGCTAGCTTTGGATGGTTACTTTGCAGATGCTATAGCAATTGCTGAAGATAATAATGCTGACTTTACAACGGCTATGGAAATTATGGAAACATCAGGTCAAGGTGCTTCAAATTATTTAGATCTTACACAAGATATAACAATTAAAAAAGACGGTGATGTTATTGATGTCACTGGTAACTAAGGATTAGTATGGGTGAAATTGTAGTTAGCGATCAAAAATTTAGAATTAAAGGTGACGAGCCCACTGAAAAAGAATCATTAGCTATTGAGTCTTATTTTGGAGCTAAATCTCTAAAGGGTAAAGATGGTGTATCTTTTGATGAAGAGTTAGAAATGATGATAACTCCAGAAGATGTTTTAAGTGATGCACAAAAAGGAAAGTATAATAAGGATACAGAAAGTTTTTTAAAGAGTCCAGGTTTTGGAAGAATTGTAACTGAGGTAGGTTTATCTATAGCCGGTGGTTTAGCGGGAATAGCAATGGCTCCTCTTTCTGGTGGTTCTTCATTAGCAGTGACAGCAGTGACAGCTGCAAGAATAGCAAGAATAGCTAGACCTCTTTTAAATATATCAGCTAAAACAGTAGGTAAAGTTGGAAGAGCTACAGCAGGTGCTGCAATAGGGGGTGGAGCTGGTGCAGGTATTGCACAGACTTTTGATCCTAGAGAAAGTATTGTAAAAGAAGTTACTAGAGGAGCTATCCAAGGGGGATTTGGTGAAGTTCTTGGTTTTGGTATGGCTGGTGGTTTAGCAAAAATGTATAACAAAGTTACTGGTAAAGGTTTACATACAATCACAGGAGCTCAACAGGCTGCTTCAATTGTTGAAAGAGATAAAGAATTTTTTTCTATTCTAAAAGATATTAGAGCAGGTAAAGCTAAACCTACTCAATCAATGATAGATGATTTTGCAGCAGGTAAAACTAAAAGTGGAAAAGCTTTCACTGAACAGCAGATGGCAATTTTAAAAGATCCAAAATTAATAGAAGTTTCTCCTCC